TCGCCTTTCATCGTGCGAATCATAACACCGAACGTAAACGACACGGTGCCATCTTCATCAACCATGCCCTCGCTCAAAGCGTGACCGGCGTACACAGATGCTTGGATTGATTGAGTCTGCTTCTCCAGAAGCGAATACTTCCTCGCCGCAGTTTTCCAATCCCACAACCCTGACTCGTGCGAATAGTCCATCGTGCCCTCAAACCACAGTTCGTAGCCACCGACGACAGCACCAGAGTTGTACTCAAACTTTCTTTCAGAAACACCGCCGAGCGGAACTTCTGGGTAGATGCCCGACACCCAAGCGTTCGTCATTGAGCGAACCAAATCTTCCCACGTGGAAGGGTCGGTGTTCGTCACCTTGATTCCCTCGTCACGCAACTGGTCCAACTTCTTGACGGACACATGATGTGCGTCTTTGGGGTCAATCACCCCGCGCATCACCGCTTCAATACCAGCGTGCACAGCCGTACCCATCGCAGCAGAGTCGTTCGTCGTGCGGAACTCTGGCGACACCATCATTCGTCGCCCACGTTCCTGACACAGCATCGAATCACCCAGCCACGACTGGCGGACATACACACGCTTGGTCTCTTCGTCAATCCTCATTTGCTCTCTCCCTTTTTGTGTTCGTGTAGCACCGCCAACCCTACGGGTTGCGGTGCGTCTTGCTCTGGCATTAGCCCCCCCTTACCCCCCCACGATAACAGTCGCACCACAGGTTGCGGTGGAAGAATCGCAGAAATCTTTCTCAAGGCTCCAAGGCTGCCAGCCGTTGCCGTTCATCTCCAACGAATAGTTGAAGATAACCAGCGCAGACACCAGATTTAGTGTCGGATTGAACAAATCCTGACAATCAGACACAACCCCTAGTGATGGCAGGTAGCCCTGCGGATACCACCGTGTAGGCAAACACCACGACTTGTCGTTGATTTGAGCCAACCCGATATCGGTAGACCCGTCAGCATTCAGCGTGGTGTTGTGTACGGTGGGGTCACAGCGCGATTCGCGCCACAGCACATAGTCAAGTTCGTTCAGGTCGTCGTAGTGCCAACCCAAACCGTGCGCATAACGCACCCAATCATCGCAAGCGAAATCAGGGTACTCGAATGCCGCTGTTGTGGAAGTAGAAAGTTGGTTCGGACCAACTTTTGGTTCATCAACCACAATCACGTTCGGGTACACGGTTGGCTCAACCATGCGCTGGGGTGCGCCAGCCGGGGCGGTATACGCCCCGAGCCAGCACACTCCTGCGACAGCCACTATGACGACGAACCTGCGTCGCCAATAGATGCGGTCATTCAGAACCCGCACAGTCCTCACCCCCCTCTGCGAGAACCTCGTCGTGCTCATCAAGCATCTTCACCAACTCACGCTCAAAGTGGAACTTTGTGCGCATCAACAGACTGTACTCTCTGGCGGTTTCCACATAACGAGAAGTGCCATAGAGCCTGTCCATCTTCTTTGAGAGTTGGTCACAGCCGATACTCAACGACTTGATGATTGTTCTCACCTCATTCAGACTCAGTGAGAGCCTGACGATGTAAGTGCCAGCCATACTTCTCCCTCAACTTTCTTGCTCGATGCTCGGAAAGATACGTGCCACCCCAGATTCCAACGGAATCGGTACGGCACGCATACTCCAAGCATTCCTGTCTGATTGGGCACACCGAACAGTAGCGGAGTGCTTCACGCATGTGTTCCGAACGGATGAAACCACCGAACGGAATCTCGGGGAAGAACACTTCGCCGGGTGCGCCCACACATTTCGCCTTACTCCAATCTGGTTGGGATTCGACGACCATGATGAACTGCTTGTTCGGCATCAGCGGTCCCACATTTCCTGCTCTGTCGCTTCAATACCGAAGTATTCGGCGGCGTCAGACAGCGAACAATCCCACCAAGTGATGGTCATCTCCGCATCTTTCGACATGACGGTCAGCCAAACGGCGAACCTGTCTGGCGCAATCTTCTGAAAGTTGTTCAGACGCACCGTACCGAACGGCGTTCGGTGGAACATGTGGATGTTGGTTGATGGTTCACCCCATCTGGTTGCTGTTTTCATTATTTGTTTCCTTTCTTCTTGGTTTTTCCTGCTTCACGCAACTCGAGCAACGCTTCTGCGAGCGAGCCCTGAGCGGCACCGTTGTCTTCGATGATGTTGTTTGGGTCATCTTTGAACCGTAGCACAGTTGCTACGCCCTTGGAATCCACCAGAGACATCAGACGGACACGACGACGACGTGGGTGTTGCGATGGCGCAAGTTCATCTAACTCGGCATCATCACCGATTGGCGCAGCCCAACCACAAGTGGCGACCATGACAGTCTTGCTGTCTTTCATCACCTTTCTTGCGGTAGAACTTTCCAGCATCTGATAGATGTCGCCTGCTTCCATCTCACGAATCACGTCTGTCACTTCGCCTTTGACAATCTTCACCGAGAACAGTGCGGCTCTGCCACTGTCAAACGGATAACGGTTGTCGTCGTGAAGTTTCTGTTCCGTGATGACTGCTTTCTTCATTGTTTCCATTACTTTGTTTCCTCCATTTTGATTGTTGATTGTGAATGAACCAGCCTGTTGTTACAGGTTGGTGGTACTACGACACGAACGTGGAGTGTCACACGCTGTGAACAGCGTGGACACACCCACATCGTGTTCTTGCGCTTGCGGCTAGAACTTCTCCGCAGACGCGAGATTTTGGGCATCGGTTACATCACCCCCTTGATAGTTCGGCTCTAACTCAACGAGCCTTGGGTCGTACGAGAACGGCGCCAACGCACCCCAACCACAGCAGTCTTCGCCATCGGTTGGTTCCGAACGGCACATCAGGCAGTGGTCACAGAAAGCGCAATGCGTAGCAGGCGTATCAAGTTCGTCGAGATACATCACGCCACCGCACGACGGACACTTACACATGTATGTGCCATCGTCATACGGCTCGTAGATGTCAATGAACCTGCGCTCCCACTCCATTGCCATGTCGTAGAAGTCTTCTTCCGTGAACATCGGGTCACCGTCCAAGTCGGGCGTCTTCAACATCGCTTCTGCGAGATTGTAGGCGTGGTACGACATGTTCTGCTCGAACCACTCATTGAGTGCGTCCTTGGGAACAGATGGCGTCGGCTTGACGACAGTTGTGTGCGTCTTTGCGCCCGTCACATAAGTCGTAGTGCCGTAGCGATAGTCGTCCCAACCCGTGTACATACCCGAACGAAACGACGGTTTGCTGTACTTGTATGACGAGTTGGAGAACCACACGCCCTCGTTCTCACCATCACCCCAATGACCTAGGTCAGAGTTGATGATGACATAACGCCACTTGGATGCTGGGTTAGCGGTGAGAAACACCAACTTGGAACCAGCAGCCCACTGAGACAACTTGAGTTCCTGCTTCTCGCTGTTGAGCAGAGTGATGCCACCACGCTTGGGTAGCAGTGTCTCAGCGAACACACGAGTGTCGGAACGATTGTCGTTGGGTTCCTGCTTGATGGGCAACATGCCGTTGTGAGCGACATACGAAAGTTGGTCGGAACCAACTTGGAACGGGTGACAGTTGCTCAAGTCTGTCGCACCCTGCGTAGTGATACGCAAGTGAAACAGAGCCGGACCTTGATAGTCCTTGCGAGCAGCGATGAACTCGTCGTACGCCTTGTCGAACTCCATCGACTTGCCGACGATGATGCGGTTGCCAGCATGAATAGCCCAACCGAAACCGTCGTCGTTGTACCACGATGCTTGTTCCAGAGCGTCGCGTGTAGCGGTGCGACCCTCTTCCATGAATACGAGTAAACACATGTTAGATACCTCCGTTGTTGTTGATGTTGTGTGTGTATGTGTTGATGGTCATTCTAGTTCGCCAGCCGCTGACGGATTGCGACGCGCTTCAGAAAGGCGAGCCACAAGATTGCCGTAGCGGAAGTTGTCACCCGAAAGCGTCGCATACTGACGCAACCATGCGTGGAACTTCTCCCACTTGAGCGAGTCTTGAGCGACCACAGAGTGGGCGTCAAGGTTGCGTGTGTATTCGTGTAATGCGAACACGAACTCCAGACACGCCAACACAACTTTCGGGCGCATGTTGCCACGGAAGAAACGCAACTCGTAAGTGTGCGAGTTCTGGGCATTCAGCGCAAGATAGCGGTTGTCGTGCATGTGCTTCTTGGCGACGATGTCTTTCACCGTACCGCGCGCATAAATCGGGTACCCGTTCTCATCATCACCTTGGTACACCTGACGCATTACGAAGTCGTCGAAGTGGAAGCGTGCGTACGACGAGTCGCGACCAGCGAAACGAACGAGCGCAGGCTTGTTGTGATAGATGAAGTAGATGAACCTGATTGCGTGACGGTCGTTGATGAACGACCTGCTGTTGATGTGAATGTGGAGACCACACGATGAGTTAGACGACCACGAGCGCCAACCGTTCTTACGCAGGAAATCCAGCGCTTCCCACATGTCGGTGCGCAACTTGTACGCTTCCAACGAGTGCGGTTGAGTCACCAACTCGAAACCATACGACACAGAGCCGTCGGTCTTGAGCAGTGCGTAGTTCGCAACACGGTCATACAGGTAGTGAGCCGCATCGGTGACCGAAATGCCACCGTCGCAGTCGTTGGACATCTCCAACTCGAAACCACAGTACGGGTGTTCAGCCCACGACTGTTGTCCCGACACATTCGTGATGATTGCCGGCTCAACGCGACGCGCACGGCGCAACGCAGACACCGCATTCTCACCTACGGCGTTCGGCATTACATCGTTGAACAGCACAGCGACACGAGTTGAGTAACTCGAGATGTAGCGGCTACTGTTTGGGTCGTTGTGGCTGTCGTACTCATCGTCGTCGCGACCGTACTGTGCGCACAACTCGTCGTTACACGAATCGCACAGAGCGCTGTATTCGGTTCCGTCGTAGTACCTGTCCGAATGTGGCAGGGTACAGATGGTCTGGTTGATTGAGTCCAGAACATCTGACGACATGAGCGGAACGCTCTCGTCGGCAACCACCTGCTGGTTGCGTCGGCGGTTCCACCCCACGAAGTCGTAACGGTACTCCGTTTCGTCTGTGTGTGGGTTCGCCACCATTACCTGCCGTGCGAGAAGTGCTTCTTCGCATGACTCACAGTAGGTCAAGTTGGACTCTTCAGTTTCCTGCTGAATCCACTTGTCCCATTCATCGGTAGTCCACGACCACCATGATGGTATTGATGTTGTAGGCATTGTGTTTACCTCCCTAGGTAATGATTGTGCCTGCGACGAGTCGGTCGTCGCCACCGTATTACAAGTTGGTTGGAACCAACTTTATTACACCAACTCTCGGTTGGTCATCGCTGTGACCCATTCGTAGATACGAAGAGCCCACTTTCTGTCGGAACCGAACGATGCTTCTTCGTTCAGTTTCTCCAACAGAATGCGAATGTCGTTCGTGTCTGCGATGAGCGACACGAAATCGTCCCAATCGTCTTCGTTGCCACGAAAGACGGTGCTGAACGGATTACTCATGACTGTTCTCCTTGCTTGATTTGTTCTCCCATGTCGTTGAGCAACTCAGGCGTGAGCAACTCTGAGTACTCTCCTTTCTTGATTTGTTCTCTCATGTCGTTGAGCAACTCAGGCGTGAGCAACTCTGAGTACGACTTGCGAAGCAAGGCGAACCACAGAGCAACAACAACGCTGTCGCCCCACGAACGGTTGATGCGGTAATGCCTGATGAATGTTCTTGGTTTCATTACTTGTCTCCTTGTTGTGTGTTGATTGGAAAGTTGGTACGAACCAACTTCACGGCAAGTTCTGGTCAGTGCCATCAGGCGCTGGCTTACGAACCAACAGCGAAGTCGGGTGATTGTCTTGCGCTTGACGCTTCGCATTACAGCGCCACAACGCATAGCCGGTCGTTGCGGTGTAAAGAACACACCACATCATCACGATGACGCCGATGTTCATGAGTTATCTCCTTTCTGTTGTAGGCAGTTCGGGAATGCGCCGTAGCGTCGCCAATAGGCAACAGCCCACACTGCGGTCACGAAAGTCGCACCATCACGACGGGCGACATGATAGGAGTAACGCTCGAGCCAGAACCTGCGTTGCTTGCCCGCAGAGAACACGAACTCCAGCATCTTTCTGTTGTGCTTGCGCCACACTCGCTCTTTCACGAGCGGGTTCACTCCGAACAGTCTCATTACGCCACCACCCTGAGCGTGCGCAACGCACGCACCAGATGTTGTGGGCGCACTTCACCACGCAACTCACGAGAGTTGCCGATGAAATCGGCTATCCGAACAACAGCAGTCTCACTCAGAGCGCCGTTGCTATCCGTATTCGCCACAGCGAACGAAACGAACTGCTGTTGTAGAGCGTCATCGCCCTGAAACAGCATCGTTGCCAACGCCGTGTAACTGTCTGCTTGCTTCTTCATGGTTGTTGTTTCCTTTATTGTGTGTTGCGTAGTTCGGCTACGCACCGTGTACCCGTAGATACATTCGAGCGCACCAGCAGGGGAGTACTGATGCGCTCTCAACACCTACGAGATGTTGACGAAGTTGGTCAGAACCAACTTCTCAGGCTGTAAGCCCCAACGCACGCACGAAAGCGTCACGCTTGTTCGCAGGAACGAACCGCCTGGCGAGAGACTCCGCCTTGCGAGTCGTCACAACGACTTGCGTCTTCTTCGCACGCTTCTTCTTCTTCGTCTGCGTCTGAGCAGGCGTGAAGTCAAGAGCAGCATGATAAGCCGCATTCAGCGACGGGAACTTGCCCGCTTCCAACTTGCGCTGGAAAGCGTTCACGCTGTCGCGAGTAGCACCGACAAGGCACGCCTTGTTGATGCGGACAGCCTTGGACAAGTCGCCCTTGTCCAGAGTCTTGCCCGTCTTCGCCTTGACGCGCTTGATGAGTTCCACCTGCTTCACTTCGTCGTTGAGCAGCATGTTGCCCAACTTGACGAATGTCCACAGACGGTTCTCGTCGCTGTTGACGATGGCAACGCCGAGTTTCACGGCAGTTGCTATCTTGTTGTTCTTCTTCATGGTTGTTATCTCTTTCTGTGTGTATTTCGTTGTACGCACACGGAATGTGTACGCAGGACTAAGTAGTCCCCGCTAACGAAAGTTGGTCGGAACCAACTTTCGCCAGCAAGCATCACTTATTCCATCTCCGCTTCCGCACGGAGAACCGCAAGTTGGAACTTGCGCTCATTTATCTCATGCCAACGAACAGCACGCTCGTAGCCACGCTCGTACGCTTCCTGTACGAACGGCGCAATAGCACGCTCAACATCGCTTGCGTGTATCTCGCTCGCATCATCTAGCGAGCCAGCATCGCAATAGCGAGCGTAAGCACGCTGCTCTATCTCACAGAGCAGTTCATCCACCGTCATAGCCTGTACCACACACAGCAGGTTGAGCCGTCGGCTCTGTTTCGCCCTGCTGTCCTTTCATTAGTGGTGTGGGTATTTATCTGTTGGTGCGTGTTGGTGCGTGTTTCGTGCGGTTTCGGTGCGCGCACAGACGAGAGACGGGGCATATGGGGGGGTGCGGCGCCCCAAAGACGATGGATGGCTCCCGTTCGTGGCGGGAGGGGTGTGCTGGATAGGCTTAGGTGACGGGTGTCACACGAATGGATGGGTCAGCAATCCCATTTTCTGAGCGCTAAAGCCTTGCGGGTGGGTCGTCCCTTCGAATCTTTCATTGGTCCCGGCATTCCGCCCATGCGTGCGCAGAAAGATTTGCGACGTGCGGCCTTTTTGGGTGATTTGGCTGCCGCTTTGGCAGACACTGGTGGTTTGAGGGTGCCGCCTGTTTGGGCTTTGTATGAGGCGCGTCCTTTGGCGTTGAGTCCACCGGCAGGGTTTTTGCCTTCTTTGCGTTGCCACGCAGCGGTTTTAGGCACGGCGGCTCACAGCGGCGTTGTCAACAAGGTTGGGGTATGGGCGTCCTGCTTTTTGTGCACGCTTTTTGGCTGCAGCCTTCTGGGCTGGGGTGAGCGGCTTGGACTTCTTTTTCGGGTTGGGTTTGTCCCAGAACGCTTTAGCCACGACGCTTCTTCTTTTTCGCCATACCAGCCTCACTCATCGCAATCGCCACAGCCTGTTTACGTTTAGTGACTTTGGTACCCGAAGAAGAACGAAGGGTCCCCTTTTTGTACTCCCCCATCACTTTACCTACTTTGGCTTTATTGGGCATAACTTCCCTTTCTCTGAACCTGTGTACGTGTAGCCGCCCACCCTTACGGGTGGCGGCGTCTGGCTAATGCTATGGCTTTTCCGACCCCCCCTATAATCCCCCCCGTGCGCTACATCTGTAGTCAGACAACCACTCTCCGTGGCGGAAGTAGCGTACACAACCTAGAGGTAGATGAACGAACAGGTGACGCTTACTGCCAGCCAGCAGCGTTATGTTGACTGGCTGTGCACCGCTCCTTCGGAGCGGGTTCCGTCAACGAAGACGCAGATGGCTTCCGAGTTGGGTGTGGATATCACCACTCTGCGTCGTTGGGAGAAGCGTCCTGCGTTCAAAGACGTTTGGTCCAAGCAGGTGGATGAGGTGCAGGGTTCGCCGGAACGCACACAGCGTCTGTTGGACACGTTGTACGCCAAGGCGGTTGAGGGTGATGTGAAGTCGGCTCAACTGTATTTGCAGGCAACTAACCGTATGGCTCCGCCAACGGTTGAGGTCAAGAGTGAGAAGCGGGTGGCTGAGTTGTCGGATGCGGATTTGGATGAGTTGATTGCCGCTATGGCTGTGCGTGAGCGTGAGACTCGTTTGAAGGTGGTGTGATGGGCAAACGTCGAGCAATGCCAAAACCTGACCCGAATGATGATTGGTATCGGCTTCCAGATGGTGAACCAGTGAAAAAACGTCCGGGTGGTTTGCACGGCCCAGTTTATGAAAAGCCGGGTTTGGTTATTCGCGGCAAGGGTGCTTTGCCTCCGGGGTCTATGTTGCGTAGAGCCTTAGAGGATTTGGAGAAAGAAAAAAAGTCTCCGAAAAATCCGCCAAAGAAAAAACAGTCATCCAAAAAATCTGGTTTGAGCGTAAAGTCACCAAACGGTGTCTGGAACATTTTGGGAACAGGAAAGTAATTATGACCACTACGAATGATGCGATGTATGCGGAACTGAAGGTGTTGTATCCGACGCTTTCCACGCTCGGAGACATGCTGTATCAGTACTGGTCGGATAAAGGGTTGCAGTATCGCGGTTCGTTGCAGTACCAGTTTTATGGGACCGAGTTGGGTAAGTCGGGTGAGTCGCTGGATTTGTTGACGTGGGGTGACCGTTCTAACGCTTTCTGGTCTGATGCGGACTATCAGGTCTACAATGTAGAACAAGAGGATGGTAGCGATTTGAACCTAGAGGATGGAGGGTTCATTTTGTTGGAGGCCGGTAATGGCTGATAAGAAGATTACGCAACTTACGGCTCTGACGAGCCTTGTGGATGGCGACCTGTTTGTGGTTGTGGATGACCCGTCGGGCACGCCTGTGACCAAGAAGTTGACTGCCGCCAATTTGGCTGACTATATTGCTGCTACGGCTGCGATTTCGTCGGCTATTGCGGCTGCTGCTTCGACTGATTTTTCTGACGCGGATAACATTCTGGCGAACACGGTGTTCGCTTAGGTAGCGTCAGGGACTAGGAGTAGATATGGCAACGTTCAGCAAAATCGCATTGTCGGGTTCGACGGATGGGAAACTTATCAAGGTGGCGGCTACGGCTACGCCTGGTACGACGATTCATACTGGTTCGGCTACGGCTTCGACGTATGATGAGTTGTGGTTGTATGCGGTGAACTCGGATTCCACTGACCGCAAGTTGACGATTGAGTTTGGTGGCACTTCGTCGCCCGATGATTTGATTGAGCAGACGATTACTGCTGAGTCGGGTTTGATTCTGGTGGTCCCAGGACTTGTCATCAAGGGTAATGCTACGCAACTTGTTGTGCGAGCGTTTTGTGCTTCTGCGAACGTTGTGATGATTGGCGGATACGTCAATCGAATCTCGTAAGGGGTCGTAATGCGTTACGGTGAGCGCACACGCTCAGGCACATCTGTATCAGGGTGGACTAAGCGTGCCGCCGCAGGCGCAGGTGGTCTAACAGTTGAGACACTAGTTATCGCTGGTGGCGGTGGTGGTGGTCGTGGCACGATTGGCGGTGGTGGCGGTGCTGGTGGTTTCTATTCCACAGTTGTCGGTGAGAATACGGGTGGTGGTGTTGCGGCTCGCCCAACATTCGCACTTACGCAAGGTGCTACTTATGCGGTGACTGTCGGCGGTGGCGGTGCTGGTGCGACCACAGGCGCACAAGGCACAGACGGTAGCAATAGTGGCTTCATCGTGGCGGCTATCGGTGGTGGTGGTGGTGGCTCAACCGCAACTACCGCAACGGGTCGCACAGGCGGTTCAGGTGGTGGTGGCGCAGGTGGCGCAGGTCAGGCTGGTGCTAGTGGCACAACTAATCAAGGGTATGCAGGTGGCAACGCTCAAACAGGTGGCAACGGCGCATCAGGCGGCGGTGGTGGTGCTGGTGCTGTCGGCGCAGTAGGCGGTTCGGTAAGCACAGACAAAGGTGGTGCTGGCGGCACGGGTGTCTCATCAAGCATCACAGGTTCAGCAGTCACTCGTGGTGGTGGCGGTGGTGGCGGCGGCTGGAATAACGCCGCTAACGGTGGTGCTGGTGGAACGGGTGGTGGTGGCGCAGGCTCAGGAACATCATCAGCGGCAAGCAACGGTTCGCCAAACACGGGTGGCGGCGGCGGTGGCGGCGGCTATGACGGTGGTTCTGGCAACGGCGGCAACGGCGGCTCAGGTGTGGTCTACATCAGGTATCTCACTTCGGCGGCATCTGCGCTTACGATTACTGCGACAGGCGGCGGCTCATCTACCACCAGCGGTTCGTACACGGTTTGGACTTTCACTTCAACGGGAACTTTGGTGGTGGCGTAATGGCGCACTTCGCAAAGATAGAGAACGGTATCGTGCGTGAAGTCATCGTCATCGGCAATGGCGACTGCGGTAGCGGCGACTTCCCTGAGAGCGAAGCGGCAGGTCAGGCGTTTATCGCATCGTGCGGCATCGCAGGCGAATGGAAGCAGACTTCCTACAACGCAAACTTTCGTGGCAAGTACGCTGGTATTGGTGACCGCTATGACGCAGAACTAGACGAGTTTGTTTCACCTGCCACCGAAGTAGCCGAATGACCACGAAAGTAGGTAAGATGAAACTGGACAAAAAGCAGCAGGCAGCATTGTTGTCGTATGCGCGAGCAGCGCTCGCAGCAGTTGGTGCCGTTGTTGCCACCGGCAACTTCGACCCGCAAGACCTACTGAAAGCGGCGATTGTTGCCGTACTTCCACCGTTTCTACGTTGGGTGAATCCGAACGACAAAGCGTTCGGTAGGAGCAAAACAAAGAGGCGCTAAATGGATTTGGGAGACCTTCTCAACGAGAAGGAGTGGCGCAAATGCAAAGGTGCGGACACAGGAAGTGTTGATGACGCACTTGAGGCGTTCGAATACTTTTGTTCAACCTACTGGTTTATTCGTCACCCTGAGCGTGGGCGTATCAAGTTTGTGTTGCGTGATGCGCAGGTTGAGACTGCGCGGAATTGGATGGAGCATCGTTACACAATCGTGTTGAAGGCACGACAGATTGGGTTCTCTACTCTGGCTGCAGCGTTCGTGTTTTGGGAAACATTCTTCTGGTCTGACCGTTTCATCGTGATGTTGTCGCGCACGGAACGTGAGGCATCAAAACTGTTGCAGAAAACGAAGTACGGCTACAAGATGTTGCCGCAGTGGATGAAAGTTCGTGGACCAGATGTGTTGGTTGATAACCAGTTGAAGATGGTGTTTTCTAACGAGTCATCTGTTGAGTCGCTGCCGAGCGGTAATGACCCTGCGCGCGGTGAAGCGGTGTATCGGGTGGTGATTGACGAGATGGCGTTTCTGCCGAACCCTGATGAGGCGTGGGCTTCTATTGAGCCGATTGCTGACGTCGGTGGCCGTGTCATCTGTTTGTCCACTGCAAACGGTGAGGGCAACATTTTTCACAGTCTGTGGGTTGGTTCCCAAACAGGAACCAACAGGTTCGTCGGCATCTTTTTCCCGTGGTCGGCGGGTGAACGTGACCAAGACTGGTATGACGCAAAACGCCGCGACCTACCAGACTGGCAGTTGGCTCAAGAATACCCGTCCGACCCCGACGAAGCCTTTATTCGTTCTGGTCGCCCTGTGTTTGATTTGGAGGTGTTACGCAGTTTGGAGATTGTTGAGCCGCATCGCGGCTATTTGCACAAGTTGGCTGGGCGTGGGGTGTACGAGTTTCGTGAGGATGGTGGAGAGTTTTCGGTGTGGGAGTTTCCCGAGTTGGGTGAGGTGTATGTTGTGGGCGCTGACGTTGCCGAGGGTTTGGGGTATGGCGACTATTCGTCTGCGCATGTCATCAACGCTTCAACCGGTGCTGTGGTCGCGCATTGGCACGGACACATTGACGCGGACCTGTTTGGTGAAGAAGCGTTGTATGCGATTGGGTGGTGGTACAACAAAGCACTGGTTGGTGTGGAGTCCAATAACCACGGTTTGACAACCCTGAAAGGGTTGCAGCGTGTCGGCTACAAGAATCTGTTTCGGCAACGCAGGTTGGGTCAACGCAACCCTACGGTGTCTGAGACGTTGGGGTGGCGTACGACGAGTGTGTCTAAGCCGTTGGCTATTGACGAGTTGTCTGCTGCTATTCGTGACGATGCGGTGTGGCTTGGTTGCAAGGAGTCGATTGCTGAGTTGCGTACATTTGTGCGTGAGGAGAACGGCAAGATGCATGGTTCTCCGCATGATGACAGGGTGATGTCGTTGGCGATTGCGAATCAGATGTTGAAGTATGTTTGGTTGCCTGAGTATCGTTCGTCTGAGGTTTCTAAGCCGAATACCCTCAGATGGTGGGAATCGAAGATTGTTCGGGAAAAAAAGCCTGAAAGGGCGTTGATTGGGTCCCACAATGTTAGAAGTAGCACAAGAGGCTAAGGGTGATGCAGAAGATTGTTTGCCAAGAGTGCTCGCGCGAGTTTGAGGCTGAGGAATTGCCCCGCCGTGGGGCGGTGTGTTTTGGCTGCCATGTGCGTACTATTCGTCTAGGTTTCACGTATGGGCGTGAGGATTTTCACGGTCCGACGATTCGGGAGCGTCAACGTCAGACAGTTGAGCAAGCCAAGATAAACGGCTACAACGCTGAACCGGTGACAAACTGGATGTGATGGGGTGGAGACTGTTTTGGTTCCGATTGCGGTTGCGGTTATTTCGGGACCGATAGTGGTTCTTCTTCAGAAGTTGCGTAAGGAGAACGCTGAGCAGCATGCCGAAGGCAGGGTGCTGCTTCGGAATGTCGCCCACAAGGTTGACAAAGTGGCATCAAAACTTGACGAACATATTGGATGGCATAAAGGGAAAGAGGAATAATGGCACGGATTTCTAACTACGAACTGTTGAAGCGGTACCGCAACAAGTTGGAGCATTCGCGCCGTTGGCGCAAAGAAGAGAAGTACGACGACTTGTGGCAGCGGATGATTGACCTGTATCGCGGCAAGCATCACCGCACCGATATTCGCGAGGACCAGTTGCTTGTCAACATGGCGTTTTCCACCATCAACATTGTTGCACCGTCTGTGTCGGTGAACCATCCGAAAATTACGGTGAACGCTAAACGCCCTGAAGATGGCGACAAGGCTGTGGTGACCGAAGCGATTCTGAACTATTGGTGGCGTCACTATGACTGCCAGAAAGAGTTCCGTCGTTCGGTGAAAGATTGCCTGATTTTGGGTCACGGTTGGGTCAAGACCGGGTATCGCTATGTTGAAGAAGAGAAGGTTGCGGAAGAGAACTTTGATTCGTTTGACGATGTTGCCGAGGTGCGTGACGAGAATGTTGCGGAATCTAATCTGATTGTCAAAGAGGACCGCCCGTTCGTTGAACGGGTTTCACCGTTTGATGTGTTTGTTGACCCAGATGCAACCAGCATGGAAGATGCACGCTGGATTGCCCAACGTATCCGCCGCCCACTGGAAGATGTGAAGAAAGATAAGCGGTACAACTCGACTGCACGTCAGGAAGCAGCACCGAGCCATTACAGCAAGTGGGGTCAGGATTCGTTCCGTCCGCGCCGTTCACAGGACCCAGCAGATTCGTATGTTGAGGTGTGGGAATGGTATGACATTGACCGTGACACGGTGTCGGTGTTTTGTGACGGGTCGGACAAGTTCCTTGTCGCCCCGAAGAAGATTCCGTTTGCGTTCGGTCAACCGTTTGTGATGATTCGCAACTATGACGTACCAGAAACCTTCTATCCGATGGGTGAACTGGAAGCCATTGAGCCGCTGCAACACGAGTTGAATCAGACCCGTACACAGATGATGAACCACCGTAAACGGTTCTCACGCAAATGGCTGTACAAAGAGACCGCGTTTGATACTGATGGTCGTCAGGCGTTGGAATCCGATGAGGACAATGTGATGGTGCCTGTTATTACGGATGACAACCTCGGCAATGTGATTGCACCAATGCCAGCAGTCATCAACCCGCCAGAGTTGTACAACCAGTCGGATTTGATTTCCACAGACATGAACCGTGTGTCTGGTGTGAGCGAATATCAGCAGGGTGCGTTGCCTGAGATTCGTCGCACGGCAACAGAGGCGGCGATTGTTCAGGATGCTTCGAATGCGCGTGCGAGCGACAAACTGGCAATCATTGAGCGTGCCATCGGTGAATGTGGTCGCCGTTTGGTGATGCTGGCACAGCAGTTCATGACTGGTGAGCAGGCGGTGCGTATCGTGGGTTCTGAGGCTCAACCGTTGTGGTTGACGTTTGACCGCGACTACATTCAGGGCGAGTTTGACTATGAGGTTGAGGCTGGGTCTACGGCTCCGATGAACGAGTCGTTCCGCCGGCAGCGTGCGTTGCAGATTGTGGATGCGATGGCTCCGTTTGCTGGGGCTGGGATTCTAGACATGGCGAAACTGGCTGCCTACGTGTTGCAGTACGGTTTCGGTATCAAACAGGCGCAAGGGTTCCTGATGCCTGCTGGCGGCATGATGCCGCCTACCGCTGGCGGTATGCCACCTGAAGGCATGATGCCACCTGAGGGGATGGTGCCGGGTATGGGTGCTGCTGAGGCTGAGCCGACTGGTGGCATGCCGATGCCGAGCAATATTCCGCCTGAGATTCTTGCCCAACTGCTGGCTTCGGGTGCCCCGCTGCCGAATACGCAGTTGCCAAATCAGCAGATTATGTAGCACCCAGCACAAGGGGTAGAGCAACCGCCGAAGGAGGACTCTATGAGTAATATCGAAAACACTGTTGATACTGTTGCTGACACACCCCTAGAGGGGCAAGTTGAGGGAACTGGTGAGACAGGTGATGCCCCCGCTGTAGAACCGCGTGAGTATTTCGTTTGGGACGAACACGCTGACAAGCCCGTCAGATTGACTGTCGATGGCGAAGAAATCGAGGTTCCGTTAGCGGAGGCGCTCAACGGTTACCAGCGTCAAGCAGACTATACCCGCAAGACGCAGGAACTTGCTGAGCAACGAAGACAGGTGCAGTTCGCTGCCGCTTTGCAAGAGGCTTTGCAGAACGACCCGAAAGGCACCGTTGAACTGCTTTCACAACATTACGGTGTGAACAGCCAGCAGCCCTCGGAAGAGGAACTGGAGATGATGGACCCCGTAGAAAAGCAGTATCGGCAACTTGAATCTAGGGTTCAAGCATTCGAACAGGAGAAAGCGATGCGAGAACTTGAGAATCAGATTGCGTCTTTGTCAGGAAGATACGGTGAACTTTTTGACGCCAATGAGGTTGTTGCCAAAGCGTTAGCGACTGGCAACACAAACCTTGAAGCGGTGTACAAACAGATTGCTTTTGACCGCATCTACGAACAGACTCGTGGCAGGTCTGCGGCGCAAGCCAAGCAGGCTGAAGACACGAAAAAGATTGTGGAAGCGAAACGGGAAGCGTCTGTGGTGTCCAAGGGGGGTTCGGCAAAAAGTGCTGATGTGTCTTCCAAACCCATCAAAACCATTCGCGATGCCTTCGAATCTGCTAAACGGCAGTTAGAGGGATAGCACAATTTCAACCAAGGAGTAAATCACTATGACGGCTAACGCCAATTTTGATGCGCTGCTTACAACCACGCTTGCCAACTATCGTTCGCAACTGACGGACAACGTGTTCACTGCACGTCCGCTGACCTACTTCCTCATGGATAAGGGTCGCATCCGCATGTTGAACGGTGGCACGAAGATTGTTGAGCCGCTCATCTACGGACAGAACAACACGGTCGGGTCCTACTCGGGCTACGACTCGCTGAGCCTCACCCCGCAAGAGGGCATCTCGGCTGCTGAGTTCGAATGGAAGCAGTACGCTGCTTCAATCGCAATCAGCGGTATCGAAGAGGCGAAGAACAACGGTGAGCAGGAAATCATCAACCTGCTGGAAGCCAAAATCATGCAGGCTGAAGAGTCAATGCGTGAAGGTTTCAACCAGATGTTCTTCGCGAACGGCACCGGCAACGGTGGCAAGAACTGGAACGGTCTCGGTAACCTCGTTGAGGCTTCGGGCACCGTTGGCGGTATCGACCGTTCGGCTCACTCATGGTGGCGTTCAAAGGAAGACAACGGCGCTGGTGCGCTGACTCTTGCTCAGATGTCCACGATGTACAACAACGTGTCGGTGGGCAATGACCACCCGGACATGATTCTGACCACCCAAACCCTGTTTGAGAAGTATGAGGCGCTTTTGCAGCCGCAACTTCGTTTCACGGACACCAAGACGCTTGATGCTGGCTTCCAGAACCTGCTGTTCAAGGCTGCTCCGATTGTTTACGATGTGCACTGCGACAGCGGTGTCATGTACTTCCTCAACAGCAAGTACCTGACCCTCGTTGGTCACTCTGGTAAGTGGTTCGCACAGACCGAGTTCGTCAAGCCTGAGGATGTGGATGCGCGTTATGCGCTCATCATGTGCTACGGCAACCTGACGATTCGCAATGCTGCGAAGCAGGGCAAACTCACGGCGAAGACCGCCTGATAGGTAAAGGAGCACAACAATGCCACTCAAAGGAAATAGCACAAGCGGGGCAGTAACCCGCAAGCGTGTCGAAGACTACATCACAGCCCGTGAAAAGGTTGCTGAGGTTGCAGTTGACGATGCGGCTGCGACGCTGACCGCTGCACAACTGTTGGAGAGCAAACTGTTCACTCAGACCCCGACTGCGGCTCGTACTCTTACGACTGCTACGGCGGCACTGATTGTTGCTGCGCTCACCGATGAAGTTGAAGGCACGTCGTTCGAGTTCACGATTGTCAACAAGGCTGCTGCCACGCATGCGATTACGCTTGCTGGTGGTACCGATGTGACGATTGTGGGTTCGGCAAGCGTTGCTGCCGCAACGTCGGGAACCTTCGTGGGTGTGGTCCAGTCGGACAGCACCATCAAGGTGTACCGCAAGTAAAGGGAGTTGGTGTCGGGGCAGGGGGATGAAGCCCTCTGCCCCGCACCACATCAACAAGAAGGAGAATGCAATGCCGAAGGTCGGAAAGAAAGAGTTTCCTTACACCGCTAAGGGTATGGCAATGGCGAAAGCCGAAGCCAAGAAAAGTGGTGTCAAGATGAAGAGCAAGAAGAAGAGCAAGAAGTACTGAGTTTGTTGGTCCCCACCTCATGTCCACCTCCCTTCCGTGGGGTGGGGGCTTTTTCTAAGGAGTAATCATGGCAAAGTCAAAACCGCGCAACAAAAACATTCCGCGTCCGCCGCGACCGGTTATTCCAATGAAGCCAAAGCCGAACGGCGACAAGGAAAAACAACCGAGACCAACTATTCCGATGAAGCCAAAGCCGCAAAGGCCGCAACCTCCAAAGAGCGCTTTGGAAGAACTTGAGAAGCATTTTGGTCCGGTGAAGTGGGCTGAACCAGATAAGTCAACCAAAAAGCCCAAGAAACCAAAGAAACCAGCAATGCAGCCAAATGGGGTTTGGACAATTCTCGGAACCAAGTAACAGGAGTAATCATGGCAAGCAACTATCCACCACGCAAAAAAGACGATGAAAAACGCCGTGCCAAGGTCGGCTCGGTGGAACAAAGAACAGCCGCAAAAAGAAAGTTGGAAGCAGAAACAAGCGCTTCGCAATACGGCGGGGGACCCAATAACTGGTTTGCTCGCGAAGGAACGAATGTTCACGCTCGAGCCGTTTTGAAGAAGGCACGCGACAGATATAAAAAGGAAGGACCGAAGAGGTCAATTTTTGGAGATGTTTTTTTCAACGAAGACGATAAGAGTTACAAAAATCTAGGGCGCGCACGCAAAGAGTTTGAGCAAGAAGCCGGTGAACGTCGTCGTCAAAGGGCTATTGGGGCAAAGGCTCGGACAAGCCGACAGGCACGTTTTCTTGCTAGTGAGAAAAAGACGAGTGCGGCTAGGGCTAGGAAAACGAATCGGCGCGCACGCTGAGTAGTAGGCGGGTCTAAGGGTGATGAACGCTAAACCAGCCTACGCCGCATACGGTCAACCCGTCAACGACTACCGCCTCGCCGCAATCGGCACGGCGGGAGCCAAACTTCAGGCTGGTGGGGGTGACTACATCGGCAGGAACCGTTGCATCGCCAACGACGACACCTGCGAAGGACCAAAGGCAAAGGGCACCGACTACTGTGTCGGGCATTTGCGAAGCAAAAAGAAGGCTGACGAGTCGTGAATCTGGCTGAAGTGCGCACGATGGTGCGCGACATCTCCGACTTGGACACGGTGGACCTGCCAAACACGCTGCTGGACACGTTCGTGAAAGAGGCGTTTCAACGCATCGTCGCCTTGGAGCGCCGATGGCCGTTCTACCAAGAAACGTACACATTGAACACGGTTGCTTCTCAACGCCCGTACACGATTTCTGCTATCGGTGACATTCGGGAAATCATCTCAATTGTGGAAACCACAGCATCAGGTAACCGTTTCACCGAGATTGCTTACGATGATGCCGAGGATGTGTGGTTGGGGAATACGGATGTTGCCGGTCGCCCCTATTTTTGGGCTGTGTGGGATGGGCAGATTCACCTGTATCCGAAGCCCGATGTGGTGTACCCGTTGACGATTCGAGCGTACCGCAACCCGTCGTACACATGGTTGACGAATACGGCTACCGAGATTGACATGGACAACTGGTTCCACATCCTGTTGGCGTACTACGCGCTTGCGCGCGTGTATCAGCGCCAAGAGGATAACGAGATGGCGATGATGTATCAGCGTTCGTTTGAGGAGGGCGTGGCGATGGCTCGCCGCGATTTGATGAAGCCGCGGTCGCATCGACCGCTGCTTTTGTCTGGTGGCAAGAAGTATCCGACGATGCGTAGGTGGTTGCAGACGCTGGGGGCGACGCTTGGCTCATGAGCAGATTGCTGGCTGACCGATACGACGATTTTACGGGCGGGTTGAACTTGCGTGCCGACCAGTTTCAGTTGGCGAAGAATGAGTCGCCCGACATGTTGAATGTGGAGATTGACCCTCGTGGTGGGGTGTTCAGTCGTGGTGGGATGCACAGGCTGAATACGACTGCTGTGGCTGGGACATGGGACCCGCAGCGTCTGTATGCGTTTTATGGTGATTCGTCGCGTTTGATGTTGGCTAATTCGACGAACGTGTTTTGGTCGAATGGCGGCAATTTTACGAAGTTGGAGTATTCGTCTGGCAATGCTGTGGCTTCTTCTTCTTCTCATGGTGCATGCATGTATGCGTGGGGTGACACGCTGTATATCACGACTGGTGCTGCTTCGGGTAAGGTTGGCTACAAGTGGAAGACGGGTGACACGTATGCGACTGCGTTGACAGCGAGCGGTCCGACTTGGCAGCCGTACAACAATCCTGTTGGGAACCATTTCCCGAGGGCTGAGCATGTGATTACGCATGCCAACAAGTTGTTTGTGGCGCACACGTATGAGGATGGTGTGGCGTATCCAAACAGGTTGCGTTGGTCGCATGAGGGTTTGCCGGGTGACTGGATGGAAGACGACTTTGTCGATTTCAACGGTGGCGGTTTGGGTATCAGGGCGATGGCAATTGTCGCTGGTCAACTTGTGGTGTTCAAACCGAACGGCATCTATCTGCTTGTGGGTAATTCGTCGGACAACTTTCAGGTTGTGGAGTTGTCGGTGAATCTTGGTACGAACAATCATCACAGCATGGCGCAGTCTGAGGATGGCGTGTATTTCTATTCGAATCCCGAGGGTGTGTTCTTTTATGATGGCACCAAGATTGTGGATGTGTTTGAGCCGCTTCGCCCACTTGTGGACGAGCGGCTTTTGTCCACTGCTTCCACCGGGCCGTATTCGGTGTCGTGGATTGGTCGCCGTGCGTGGATTGCGTTGCCGTACGACCCGGACAATACGGTGACTCAGCCGACGCGGAACTATGTGTTTGACCCGTCTATCGGTTCGCGTGGTGCGTACACACAGTTCGCCACCCACGACGGTTACGGCGTGGTTGGCGGTTGTGACTGGACTGATGACAGCGGCACCAACTATCGTGTTGCGTGTCATCCGACTCAGGCGCGCGTGTTGAAGGTTGATTTGTATGAAGAGGAGTTGGACAACATTTCTGGTACGGCAACCATTTTCAGTTCGTATTATCGCACTGGTTGGGTTGATGGGAACACGTATGCGCAGAAGAAAGTGTTTCGCCGCCCAGACATCGTGTTCAAGCAGGTTGATACGCAGCGTCTGGTGAATGTGAAGGTGTACCACAACTATGAGGAGGCGTCTGGTAACGAGCGTAAGCAGTTTGATGTCACGTTGTCTGGCACGGGTACTGGCGCGTATTGGGGTACTGATTTGTGGGGGACTGGTTTGTGGGGTACATCATCTGAAGGTGTGAGTGTAAAGCCGGGTCGCAATCTCGGTTTGGCTCGCAGTGTGCAGTTGCTGTTCACTGGTCCAACGAACGGCGGTTGGGGGATTGATTCAATTACCTACAAGTACAACAATCGAAAGGTGAGTGGCTGATGCCTCTGTCTATTTCTTACGTTTTTACTTCGGGCACGGTTATCGAGGCTTCGGAGATGAACAGCAATTTCACGGGTGTGAAGAACTTTGTGGATGGGTTGGCGACTGGTGCCAACATTGATGCTGGTGCGATTACGGCAGCAAAGATTGGTACTGCCGCTGTTGAGACAGCAAAGATTGCTGATGGTGCTGTGACTGCAGCGAAGTTGGCTGCTGGCGCTACTGCTTCTGGCGATTCGGACCAGATTGTCTTGGGTGTGCAGGTGTTCGGATGAGAAACCCTTGGTCTTCACCTATTATCAACACGTTGACGACGGATGATGCTGCTCGTTTGCAACAGATTTTTATGTCGCTGTCGAAGGAGTTGGCGGAGATGCGGCGTGAGGTTGACGAGTTGAGGCGTGCGATGGGAAATATGGGTGCGGGGTCTTATGGCGTACGACCCTAGTGCTTATGAGGCTCGTCGTCGCGGCTATTCGGAGAATTATGCTGCTACGGCTGCGGCGAATCAGTATTCGCGCACCCTTGCTCAGCAGCGTGGCGCACGCCAGCGGATGCAGGCGTTGCGTCAGTATGACACTGCACAGCCGCAGTTGGTTCGTGCGTATTCGCAGAGGAATCTTGTGTCGCCTTCGGTTCGTAGCGGTTTGTTTAGCCGTGCGATGCAGGAGTTTGGTTCTGAGCGTGCACGTGGGTTGTCGGAGTTTGATTTGGGTCAGGCTGAGCAGATGAGGGGGTTTGATTTGGAGGATGCCCGTTTGTTGCAGCAGTATCGTGCTGCGCTTGGGGATTTGGAGGCTGAGAAAGCAAGAGAGATAGCGGACGCTGCGAGGCAGTTGTTTGCGTTTAGAGCAGGAGCAGCATAATGGTACGTGGAGTGGTTAGATACAACAATGAGGATAGGCGTTTTGATTTTAGGCGCCCGAAAGCAAATGTTTCTGGCAACAAACCGCAGAATCCGACGTCTGCGAGAATGGGGGCAGCGACTGGTTCTTCTGGTGGTGGAAGCGATTTTGATTTTACTCAAAACCCAATGGATTGGCTGAATTCTTCCGCTGGTAAGTCTTTTCTAGAGAGGGCTTTGGGTGGGATTGCGGCAACGCCGCGCACCGCAACGAAAACAACTGGTCCCTCAGCGAGTGACATTTTGGCGCGTCAAAAATTTGATTGGGAAAAAGGTGCGGCACGCCGAGCCGAAGAATTTGACGCACAGAAATACGCAGACGCTTTGGCTACGCAGGCGCGCGAAGAAGCGTTTAGTAGACAGCAGTATGCAGACCAGCAGGCTTTGCAGGCACGCCAGTTAGCGGGTTTGCAGAACCTGTATTCAACTGGTGGTTATCGCACTGGTGTGGACAAGATGTTGGAGATGATTGGCGCCGAAGGCAAACGCACCGAAGGGGACGTGAATCGTGCGTATGAGGCGGCTTTGGCGAATATTGCTGCCGGATATCAAACTGCCGAGGGTTTGACTGGTGCTGGTTATAACGCGCTTGAAGAGTTTTTGCGCAGCAATCCGAACAATCCGTATGCGAATGTTCAGGTGTCCGCTGGTGCGGCACCTGATGCGATGGAACAGATTCTGTCTGCGTATGGTGTGTCGGCTGACCCTGTGCGTGCACAGGTTGCTGCTGAGCAGGCTGCAGCGCAGCAGGGTGCTGCTGGTTTTCAGAATTTGTTGAATGTGTTGGGTGCTTCGGCTCAGCAGTCTGATTTGTCTCGGTTGGCTGAGTTGCAGATGGGTCGTCGTTTGTCTGGTGAGACTTTGGGTACGCAGCGTGCGACGTATCAGTCGCAGGCTGCCAAGGCTCAGGCTGATGCTTTGGCTGAGATTCAGGCTCGTTTGGCTCAGGCTCGTATGGAGCAGGAGGCTGCTGCTGCGGCTCGTCAGTATGAGTTGGCTCAGGCGATTGCTGCGGCTGGTGGTACGCCCACGGCTGGTGGCACGGTTCCGCCTCCTGTCAGCGCGGCGACAGCAACGCCGACAGGCACACCGACAGGCACAACCCCACAACTGGAGGCGCCATCGACTCGAGATTTCAATTACGAAAGAGACGCCCCCACTCTTGTGGCTGCTGGGATGAATCCGCAAACAATTGAAACAATTCTTTCTCAGGGTATTGGAAATCCGAATGTGAAGGGTGGGGTTCCAGAATATTTGCGTGTCATTCAGGACCAGCAGGCTGCGGCTGCGCAACGCGCTCTTGCTGCACAGTTGGCTCGCGAGGAAGAGGATAAGCGTCGTAGGGAAGAGTTGGCTCGTATTGCTGCCGCCCAACGTTTGGCTGCGCCCACATTGGGCATGTTTGGCATGGAGTAGCAAAAGGGGTATTGGGTAGAGATGTCTGACACTCTTGATTCTCTGTTGGCGTTGGCTGCGTCCCTTCAGCAGAAGGGCAACCTAACGCAGTCTGATGTCAATCCGCTGTTTTCGCCTGAACTGGGATATTTGACTGGCACGTTCTATGGTGGGGATACCGCTGCTCAGTCGGCTCAGGATGATGAGTTGTTGTGGATGGATTATGCGCCGAACTTCAAGGCTGCTTTGGGGCTTCCAGATACTGACATTCGCAAGATTATTGCAAATGAAATCTATTCTGGGGCTAACCCGTGGGATTTGAAACGCCAGATTGAGGAGTACACGGCGAAGCAGGCTGAACTGTATCCCGGTGTAATCAATCAGGAGGGTGAGACGAAGGATTTGCAGTCGTTTGCCAACACGGCGTTTTCTGAGTGGAATAACTATCGTGTTGCTAAAACGAAGCAGCAGCGTCAGGGTGCGGATGATACGTTGTCGAAGGGTGGTGTTCCTGACCCGAGTCTGGATTTTGCGCCAGAGCAGATTGCGCCAGAGTTGTTTGAGTTGTTGGCTGGGCAGAATGCTGCGTTGCAGGCTGAGGGTGGGAAACTTTCTCAGAGAAGCAAGAGTCGTTCGGCTGCTTTGAAGTATATTCAGCAGCAGCAGGCTGCAGCGCAGAAACGTACCGAACAGGCTGCCGCCAAGAGGGCACCGTTCCCGACTGATGTGGATGCTGAGAGTATTCCTGAGGCGTTGCGTCGTAATCTTGCGAACACACCGATGGGTCGTGGTGAGGCTGGTTTGATGGGATTGATTCCGTTGTACAAGATGTTGGAGCAGATTCCTGCTGGTGCTGCTGCGGTTTATCGTGGTATTACGGACCCGCTTTATGATGAGGCGATTCGTAACGTCAATTACATTGGTCAGGAAACGATTGGGCGACAGTTGCCGAAAGTTAGTTTGGGTCCTGACCCTGTTGGTGCGATTTTGTACGGCAAAAACAGGAAGCAGCAAACACGTTCTGGTGAGGTTGATGACGCTGGTGAGCGTGCACGTTTCGGGCGCATTGCTCAGGGTGTTGTTGAGCGGAGTGCCGGTGTTGAGGCTGATGTTGCTGAGAACAAGCGAAGGGCGCAATGGATGAACGACTTGACTTCGATTCTTGGTACGCTTGCGCAGGCTAAGGCTCGCAGCGTCGGCTACACGCCGTTCCAAGAGACGATGACTGCTCGTTCTAATTTCTTGCGTGGTGGCGGCTGATGGCGGTTGACCCGAACATTGATGAACTGTTGAGCAGGTTGGCAAACGTAAAACGTTTGCCTGCCCCTGAGCAGCCGTTCCGTACACAGCAGGCTGCGACTGGTGCGCAGTTGCGTGATGCTGCTGGTCGGGCGTTTGCGTCTACGCCGAGGTTGGCTGATGCGATTCAGGGGATTCAGCAGGGTGGTTCTGCGCAGACTGGTGCGACTGGCAGGTTGGCAAGCGTGTTGGGTTCGCCTGTCGGCAAGGTGGTGTTGGGTGGGTTGAATGTTATTGATGCGCCTCGGCGTGCTGTTATCACAGGGTTGAAGGAGGCTAACGACTATTTGGACCTTGACCCGAATACGACTGCTTCGTTCAAGGATTTGAAGACACAGTTCAATGACCCGACGTTTGGGTTTGGTCGTGTTGCGCCGATGAAGGGTTGGAAGGGTCGTATTGTCGGGTTTATTGGCGATGTGGCGTTGGACCCGTTGACGTATGTGACGTTGGGTGGCACTGTGGCCGCTAAGTCTGTTGCGAGGGGTGCTGGTGCTGCTGGTTTGCGCGCAACCGCAAAGGTTGGCGCGCAGGATGTTGCGTTGCGTGCGGCTTTGGGAACGAAGAACATAACTGGTCGTGAGGGTCGATTTGCTTTGGCAAATCTTGTGCGCCAATACGGCGGTAATGCTGATGAGGTTGCTGCTGTTGCTTCGCGCGGTAAGTCTGCTGTGCCAGATGATATTGCGAAAGTTATCGGTTTGCAGCGCAATGGTTTGTACATGTTTGGTTCTCGTGTGCGCCTGCCCGGTTCTGGTCCGATTGCTTCTGCGCTTGAGACTGGTTTGGTGAAAGCGCGTCTCGGTATCACGAACACAAATATCGGCAAGAAGTTGCAGTACTTGTATACGCCTCGTGGTGCGTCTGGAACGTTTGGTGATTTGAGCACGACAAGGGCAGACATTGCTTCTGGTCGTCTGCCGAAAGACAAAGTTGATTTGGTGATGGCGGGATTGACTGGTGCGGAGAATGGTCGTCGTCGTGGCGCTTCGTATGGGCAGCAGTATTTGCGTGACGCCAAAGAGGTGGCAGACCGACCTGATGTTGTTGAGTTTGATGACCAGATTCACCGTTTTATTGAGACTGCCGACATTGATACGTTGTCTCCGTCGCAGCGTGCTGCGATGTCTGGGGTGCAGGACCATTGGGAACGGGTCCGCATTCTGCTTGAAACAGAAGGTCAGAAGATTGACCCTAGTTTCCGTTTGAACATTGGCGCGGTTGACCCGGTTACGGGCAGACCGCGCTATATTCCGCACGTTCAGACACAGGAAGCGTACCGTTGGCGTTTGAAGAATAGCACTAGCCCGTGGGCGAAGTTGTTGGATGAGCAGACAAGTGTTGATGTGTTGGACATGAACAACAACCTTGCTGCACGATACTTCAAACCGAAAACAAAGTTCTTGGGCACTGAGGATGTTATTCAGACTGGTTCGATTGATGAGTTGAATGCGTTGTGGCGCAAGCACACTGGTCTTGATTTTGATTTGTTTGAGACGAGCACACGCAAGATTCTTGCTGGCTATGAGCAGACTGTGCGTGGCGCGATTGAAGCGTTTTCGCTGCTTGATGAGTTGAAGAACAGCGATTTGGTTCGCCTGCTGCGAACACAGGGTGAGATTGACCCAGCCTATTTGCGTTCGCTGGAACGCATGGTCAAGGACAAGACTGATGAGGTTGCTCGCCTGTCTGGTGTTGCTCGGTCGAATGCCGAAGAGTTGGTTCGTATCATCAAGCAGGATTTTGATACGAATTATCGTCGTTCTGCGGCTAGTGCCGTTCAGCGTGAGATTGTGGATGTTCGTGGTGAGGTTCGCGCGGGTGAGCGTGCGGTTGGGGCTGCGCAGGCAGCCGCCGACAGGGCGTCTGTGTTGCAACAGAAGTTGAATGCTGTTATTGAAAAGCAGCAGAATGAGGCTGTTGCGTTGGCTGCGATGTTTGACGAAAAGAACCTTGTGATGCAGTACATGGATGATGCGCTGCGTCGTTCTATTGATGAGGGTTTTGAACTTGGTCGTCAAGCCGAGGTTATGCGTCAAAGCATCGCCAACAATACTGTTTCTGCCGAGCAGGCTGAGCAACTGTTGGAGGCGTTGGAGCAGAAGGCCAAGGATGCTGTGGCTGCATTCAAGCGTGCCGAGGAAACTGTTGAGTATTACCGCCTGTATGGTGACGAGTTGGGTCCAGCGTTGCAGAACATCTATGAGCGAATCCGTTTAGCGGATTCGGACATGGACACTTATCGTGTGCTTGAAGAACATTTGCAGGAAGGTTTGTTTTCTGGCACCGAGAAGGTGAATGAAATTCTCAACATTTTGATGCGACCGTTCTCGAACACGGGGTATGAGAATTCTGCTGATTTGGGTCAGAAGTGGTTGTCTGATTCGTTGAACGACATTGGTGATGTCGGCAAGTTGTTGAACAGTATTCCTGATTTGTTTGAGGGTGGTCGCGCGACTCGTGCTGCAATGGCTAGGGCTGGGAAGTCGAAGCGCAGATTGTCAACTGAGCGTGTGAATGAGATTATTGGTCGTGCTTCTACGATTGGTGACAATCATGCGGAGATGGCTGATGCGTTCTTCTTTTTGACCGCACGCGAGTTGCGTGCGGTTTATGATGCCAATGGTGGTGGTGTTGGCGGTTTGGCTGCGCAGGCACAGTTGGCTAAAGAGTTGTCTGAGGGTGTGACAGAGAGGGCGAAGTTGTGGAAGTCGGCAAAGGATGCCGTTGATTATGTTGCTAAGCAGCGAAAGATTATTGATGAGATTGGTTCTCGTCGTGTTCAGACCGGCGGCAGGTATGTTGCGGACACAGAAACAATCAAGCAGATTGCGAAAATAGATGAAGACATTGAAACACTTCGCAACAATTGGCAAAAAGAACACCTCTCAATTTACAGTGCTTACTCTGCGATAAAAAATGGTATTGACACCTTTGTTTCTGGCGACATAGCATCATCAAGAACAATTTTTGCCGAAATGCAATCATTATTGGATGACATTGCTGTGCAAAGACCCGGACTTACTGGTTACAGAGAATTTTATGAATTTACCGTGGTTGTCCAAAAATCTTTGGACAACATTGACAATGGTGAACTTCCAGCAAAATACGGCATTGATAATCTTTGGAAACAGATTGACGAGTTTATTCGCAGGGAGTTTACCGACGAAAGACAGTTGCGTCAATTGACAAATGACAGGCGCAGACTGGAACAAAACGCACTAGATGCATTGAAGCGCGACAAACGTGCAACCGACGTATCGGCTGAACTGCTTGAGTCAAGCCGAGATGCTGGCACAAAGTTGGCGAACTACCACATTCTGCACGCAACTAGATTGGCGATGGATGCAATTGGAAACTTGACGCCGAACAATTCAGCGCCAAGTGAGGCGCTGTTTGCGTTTGCCCGTTCTGGTGCCGCACGTCAACAGTTGAAGCATGTCAACGACTATCAGCGAACCATTGCTGTTGCGGAGCAGGTGATGGAGCGTGTGCGAAGCACGGTGTTTGGTGAGCGTTCGGTTGCCGACAGGGCAACCGTGTTGCTGAAAGCGATTCAGGATTTGCCCGACAATGAGCGCGAGGCTGTGTATGCGGTCATTGGCGATTTGAGTTACATCGAGAAGCAGTTGTCGGTTGGAACAAAGATTGAGGTTGCTCGCCGCACTACTCAAGAGTATGTGAACGTGCGCGACCGAGTGTGGGCGTTGGTGTATAAGGATGTGGATTGGAGAAGCCAGTTTGAAATAGAACAGATGGACAGGTATGCTCGTGTTCCTTCTCGTGTAAAGCGTTACGGTGGTGACGCCACTGGTGCTCCAGCGATGTATGACGATGAGGGCAAGAGAATTGGTGCCGCATCTCAGGCTCAGCAGGCTGAAATCAATGCGCGTGCAAGAGAGGCAAGGAACCGTATTTTGCGCATGGAAAGCGCAACTCCAGATGCTCTGAAACGGGAAATCGGGTCTTTGGTCAATAAGGGTGAGATTACGCCGGAAGAGGCGATTGAGTTGCGTGCTGCGGTTGATTCAGCCGAACGTGCAGCGAAACAAACGCAGATTGCTGCCCGTGAGCGCGCTAAGGCTACTGGTGTTGGCGAGCGTGCCGCTAAGCGGCGTGCTCGCGGTGTGTTGCGTTCTGCTGATGAGACGTTTGGTATGAGTCGTGCTTTCTGGTTTGCCACGCAGACTAGAGAGGATGGTTCTACGTTGAGCAATCAGCGTATTCTTGATTTCTTTACGATGGTGTTTGGTGATGGTGAGGTTCGTGTTTCCAATAGTGGTGGTTTCAAGCGACCCACTTCTGGTCGCGATATTGATGAACTGAATTACAAAAAAATTACCGAAGGAATAATCAATCGCGCCAAAGCCGATAAAAGGGCTGAAATTCAAAAACTTGCGGATGAGGGCGTAAAGGGTGAGGTTCGTGCACAGGCGTTGCAGGATATCGAGTTGAACTATTGGCGCACACTCGGCAACGAAGAGAATGCGCTCGTTGATTTCAACCGTGTGGCAAAAATTCTTGACGACATTGAGCGTGAAAAAGTCAACGTAAAGATGTTGAAGGCCGATTTGGCGGACAAGACTGCTCGCGGTGCGTACACGGACCAGACTGCTGCATCGTTGCGTGCTGCAGAGGGGCGCATCAAGAATCTTCGCAAGTCTCTTGATGCGATGGAGCGTGAGGCTACACAGTTGGTTACTCGTGGTACGGCGAGCCCTGAGCAGACGTTCAAGTACATTTCTATTCCTGATTCGGTGTTGGGTAAGACTCGTATGCGTACGGCTTTGCGCGCTGAGGCTTTGCGTACGCTTGCACGCGACCCGGGCGCGGCAAGCGCTTTTGGTATTGAGACTGGTTTGAATCGCAACGAGGTGTTGAGCGGAACGTTTGGGTGGGTGGAGTATTTGCGTGGGCGTTTGGCTGAGCAGACTGCTGCGGTTGAGGCTGTCGAGAGGGCTAAGGCTTCTTTGGGCAAGGTTGAGGGCAAGGTTGCTCGCGCCTCACAGGCGCGCAAGTCTGCCATTGAGACAGCAGAACAGATTGCATCCAATCCGAAACTTGCAAGAATTGTTGATGCGGCAATTGACATTGTGTCCGATGATGAGGTTGTTCGGGATTCTGCAACCCGAAGACTGGTCCAACCAAAGAAAGCAAGGTTTTTGGGAGCCAAACGTCTTGGCGCCGACGATGGACCGATTCCAGCAGAAGTTGCGAAAATAGTCAATGACCAGCGTCGCACGAAGCAGACGTTGCTTGAGATAGAGAAAACAGCAGAGTACACGGCTGCGGTTGAACGGCAGTTCCGACATAAGGTTCTGTTGACTTTGGCTGGTTTGAATTTGACTGATGAGGCTTTGGAGTTTCCGCAGGCTACGTTCAACGAAGAGGTTCTTGGTTCGTTGCGCAGGTTCGCCAAAACGGGTAGCGGTGTGCGCGACAACATTGACCCGAACTCGGTGTTTGTGTTTGATATGGAGGAGGCGTCGCTTGACAACATTGTTGACGCCGTGTTGAATGCCAAGGCTGACAAGTATGTGTTCTCAATTGATGGTGTTCAGATTCCACAAAACTTTGTTCGTGATGCAATCATCAAGAGGAACAACGGAAACTTCAGGTACATGACTGAAGTCAAAGATGTTCAGGGCAGAAAGATGATTCACTACGTCGATAAGACGACTGGCACCACGATGATGTTTGACGAGGTTGCCCCAGAAGGTTTTGTTCCCTCGGAAGTTGTTGTGCCAGAACCAATCTACACATACAAGCGTGCTGGTGCAGCCAACATGATTTCAATTGGCGACGTTGATACCGGCGCACAGATGACACAGAAATACAATGATGTGTTGAACGGAAGATTGACCGTTTTCCGTAAGCGTGGAAAAATTAGTGTCGGCAAAGAGGGTGACAGTTTCTTTGACCCGTCAACTGCTTACGCTGTGTACGGCTCCCCGCAGGGGAACCGTTTGTATCGGATGGACACGATTGTTGGTGTCAAAGCACCTCGCGGTTCCAATCCTTTGGACCCGCAGAACCTGTTTGATGAGCGTCAGGGTCGCGGCATCATTGACGGGTTTGGTTCGCTGTTCGAGAAACCATCTACACCGTTCAGTGAGCAAGGTCGCAAGTTGCGTGCACAGTTGGCAAAGAAGCGTGAGCAGTATGACGAGTTGGCTGCGTCTCACGCTAAGCGCATGGATGAGATGCGTTCTGCGTCGTCTGAGAGGGTGCGCAGAAGCAAGCAGGCTGCTGCGGCAAGTTTGTCTGAGCAGATGGAAGAGTTGGCTGCGGAGATGGATGATTTGGGTCGCCGCATTTCCAATTCAAGCCCCGTCACCCAAATGGTGACGGTGGAGAATGTTGTTCGTGTAATCGACTATTTGAAGTCGAACCCAGAGTTGCTGCGCCGTTTGGGTGTTGATGTGGAGGTTCCGCCGGTCACTGTGGATGCTTTGGGTCGTACTGTTCGTGCTGCTGGTCCGACCAAACCGCCTACTGATGATGATGTTCTTGACGGGTTGCGCACATATGTGGAGGTTTTAGAATACGGTTCCATGAACCCACGCAAAGGTCAACCGAAGAAGAACGTGTTGCCGACCGAAGAAGTGAAGCGTCGTCGCCGTGTGCTGAATGAGATATTCAGGGATTCGCCCGAAGGTCAGTTGTTGTCTCGTCACCGCAATGCAACGAATAGGCTGGCGGCAAACCAGCGTGAACTTATCAGCATCAAGGCTGGTGGTAAAGAAGTTGAGTTGTATGATTCTTTGCTTGCGACCCGTGAAGAGGTTGCTAGGGCTGAGCGTGCGCTTGGTTTGACTGAAAAGAATCTCGGCAAGGCTCTGCGTAAGCAAAAGCCAGCCGAGGGTGAAACTGTGGCTGCTGCTGCAGAGCGTATTGCGTTGGAGGAGGAAGCAAGGCTGTCTGCTCAACCGTTGAAGGCGTTTGAGGGGTCTGTGTCGGATGAAGCCAAGTCTGATGCTTTGCGTGCTGTGCGCCAAACCGAGGATGTTTCGGAGTGGTATTCGGCTCGTACTGGTGTTGTCGGGGAAAACTTGAAGGCGTTGCGTGCCACTATCGCTGCGGACACAGCGGGGGTGAAGAAGTTGCAGGAGCAGCAGCAAACGATTCTTGAGCGGATTGCCACCATCAATAAGGTGCTTGCTGGTGAGGGGACTACGCGGCAGGAGTCGGCTCTGCTTGGTGAAGAGATGCGCCTGTTGCGTATGCAGCTGAACGGTGTTGGCAAGGAAAAGGGTTTGAAGGTCAGAATCAATGAGGCGTTGAGGGATATTGCTGCGCTTGAGAAGCAGCGTAAGACGATTGAGGCTCAACTTGTTCAGGAACGTTCCGCTGTGGATGTCGGCTTCTACATGGATTTGAATTTGAATGATGCACGCAAGCGTCTTGATTTGCTCAATGCTTCGCTTGAGGACATGCGTTCGCTTCGCGCGAGAGCGAAGGTGGGCAAGGGTAAGAATGATGGTTGGCTTGTCGAGTTTGATGAGTTCACTGCTGAGGTTTCGGATTTGATGAATCGTCTCAACTCGATGCCTGATGGACCAGATACACGGCGTCTTGCGAACGTGTTGACCGGCTATTTGGAGGGTAAGGCGAATTTGTTGCGTGCGACTGGCGAGTTGGGTGATGTTCGTGCGATGGAGGTGATGTCTAGGTCTGGTCAGATGTTTGCTGCTGGTGACCACGTTATTTTTAGTCAGGTAATGGATGATGGTTGGCAGAAGTTGACTGGTTCTGGTGCTTTGGGGTCGTTTGAGGGTTTGCAGATGAAGCCAGAGGTTGCTGAGATTTTGACGAACATGGGTCGTCTGCGCGACCCAGTGTTCGTAAAGCAGATGCGTATCTGGTTTGGTCCGTACACAAGGTTCTTCAAAGCATGGGCGCTGTCAACACCGGGCTATCATGTGCGCAACAGTCTGACGAACGCTTTCATGCTTGTGGCTGCTGGTGGGCGACCACAGTTCTTGGCTGATGGTATGCGTGAATACAACCAGTTGTACAAAGCGTTGAAGTCGGGTACATCAATTGACGACTATTTGAGCAGTCTGCCTGCTGGTCGTCGTTCAACGGTCAGTCAGGCGTACGAGGCGATGCTTGGTTCTGGTGTCGGTCAATCTGAGGAGATTGCGTTTGATACCGCTGGGGTGTTGACGAACAATCCGATTACTCGTGCCAACAGGCGTGCTGGTGCTTGGGTCGAGCAGCATTCACGTTTCATGCTCGCCTACGACGGTATCCGTCAAGGTTTGGATATCAACGGGGCTACCGCGCGGACACGCAAGTTCTTGTTTGATTACGAGGATATTTCTACGCTTGACGCTTATGCTCGGAGCATTATCCCGTTCTGGATGTGGACTAGCCGTAACTTGCCGTTGACGATTCAGAACATCTACATGAATCCTCGCCCGTATCAGTGGTATCAGAGTGTGCGTCGCAACCTTGAAGACGAAGAGCAGACCCAAGGCATGCCGTTGTATTTGCGTGAGGCTGGCGGGTTTGCGTTGCCGGGTGGGAACTTGGCGGCTACACCCGACCTTGGTTTCAACAGGTTGCAGGCTGATGTGCGCATGTTGACTGAGCCAACAAGGTTTGCTGCGAACATAAACCCAGCGTTGCGCATCCCAGCGGAGTTGATTGCCAACAAGTCGTTCTTCCGCAACAGGGAGTTTGCTCAAACGCCAGTGAATGTCGAGGGGCCGGTTGGTAATCTGGCGTCTCTGCTTGGTGCGCCGATTGGTATGGGTGGTTCTAGTCAGGGTCAGCCGTATGTTGATGAGAGGCTTTTGTATGCGTTGACGAACGCTGTGCCGTTGTTGAATCAGGCTGAGCGGTTTATTCCATCGCAACAGTATTACCAGCAGCGTGGTTCTACGAACCCGCTGTTGGGTTTCTTGGGTGCGCCTGTGCGTGAGGTGACGCCACAGATGCGTACATCTGAACAGAAGCGACTGTTGGCGGAGTTGCAGAAACTAGTGGCTTCACAACCTAAACCAGCGGAGGAATGATGCGTACGTACACAGGGAATCGTGATGGTGACCACGGGAAGGCTCGACCGGGGTTGCTGGAGTTCGTCAAGACCGTTGAGCAGGTGACGGACAATGCGTTGTGGAACAACGGCACGTATGCGAGTCGCCCGATGCGCGGCAAACAGTCGTTGAGCGTGCACGCCACTGGGCGTGCCGTGGACTTGTCGTGGCGCAAGATGGGCAAGAAAGGTAAGCGGAACGGTTTGGAGGTGTCACGCTGGTTCGCAGACCTGCTGGTGAACAATGCAGACCTGCTTGGTGTGGAGTGCGTTTTGGATTACCACCCCGCCCCGTGGGGGCGTGGCTGGTTGTGTGACCGTGGCGAATGGCAGTCGTATAAGACTGCTACCTTGGGCGGCGCCCCCTCAGGGGACTGGCTGCACGTGGAGTTGACGCCGCGTATGGCGGATAATCTAACGCTGGTGAGAGAGGCGTGGTCTGATTTGGCTGACTCTGGGTTGCTGGCTGGGATGCCAGTCCCGGTGCGAAAGACGGCAGGAAAACGTCAACAATCTGATTGACCATCCCTTTCGGGATGTGCGTGACCATGCCAACGGTTGATGCCCTGTGTTCGTCCTCGTCTTCGGGGAACCAAGATGCGGTCAGCGAGATGTGTCCATCTAGGCAGTCTTCCCACAGAAAACCAACCGAAACCACACAGCAGGGTTTCGGTTTGTATTCTTTGACATCAATCCAACCGTTGTCCGAATCGAATGCGTCGGTCCAATGTACGGCGACAAGTCGTGCTGGCAGTTTCATTGTTGTTCCTCCAAATGTTCTTTCATGTTGTCTACGAGATGTTCAACGAACGATGAGATACGCAGCCAAGCGTACGGGTCGCCGCCCACTGCCCTATCCCATGTTTTGCACAGGTCGATAACATCTTCACGGGTTGCGCTAATCATCATCGTGACGATGGTGTTGGTGTTGCGCTCAATGTTTTCCATTTTGCGTTCCATGTTGTCCGCTTCAGTTTTGGACATGAACTGGTAAATCCAGTCACCGTTTTCTGCTGACACGAGTCTTCCCTCCTTTGTTGTGAATGTAGATGGTGTTCTCTGGTAAACCATTGACTGTGACACCTTGACCCATCTCCACGTCATCAAAATGCGCAGCAAGAATTTTGACAATCTTCGCCACATCAATCGCCCTGTCGAATCCCAGTGTCACCTGCCGGAAAGCCATCTTCTTCTCCTAGTTCTAGTTTGAATGTTTCATCAAGCACCATCAGCCCGATGACGCAATATCCTACGATGTCAACGAGTGTATCAATGAACGACTCGTTGATGCGTGGGTTGGTTGCCTTGCCTTCTTTTAGGAACATTCTGGAGAACTCTAGGTTGGCGAGACGCTCATACTTGTCGTTGAGTCGCACGATGATGCCTTTGATTCCGAACCTGTCAATGTTCTTGTGCCCGTAGTCGTGCTGTTTACTGGACAGTAGGTGCGCCATTCTGCCGGTATCCCATTCGTCAAGACTTCTGAGATAAGAGATGACTGGTGATGCGACTACGACGAACGCATTGGCGTTCGGTTCGGAGTCGTTGTGGAAGGTGATGCCGATGAGCGCATCAATCCTGTCACGCAACGCACCGAAGTCAAGTGTGTCGGTTGCGCCAGACATTGACGCAAGATGACCGCACCATTGTGCTGCTGATTGTCCCCAAGTTTTAGCCATGTTGTACTTCTTTCTGATGAGTGGATTCATTTCCAGTTTACTTCGCAGGTTCCTGAAGGCGGTGTCACGTATGCGCATAATGTGTACGTCGGAGTAGCCGAGAATACTTCCTGCGGCACGCAACGACTTGGATTCGTGTAACAGCAGTTCAATGACTTTGCGTTGCCTTTCTGGCAACGCCATGACTGCTTCAACTACGGCTTCACGTAGTTCGCTGATGTCTTCGGAGTGTGGCGGTTCTTCGCCGGGTTTCATCTGCATCAGCACTTCCAACGCTGATGACGGTTCGTGGGTGGATTCCATTCTGTCGAACACATCGGTGCGAAACAGAATGTGTTTTTTAGCCATCGTATTTTTCGTCGTACAGAAGCGACGCAACATCTGCTGGTTTCAGCAGGTAGCCCCACGCAGGGTTGTCTGAGTTTCGTGCGAAGTCACGGGTGTCAAGTGTGTCTCGGTTGATGTCAATGAAACGCTTCAGCCTGTCTACGGACACGATGACGAAACCGCCATCCATTGAGAAGATGTACACCCACCATTTTGCTTTGGTGACCTGTAGCCCTGAGCGAATCCATTTGCCGCATCGGCGTGGGTTCTGGCGCATCTCAACAGCCATGTTGCCGTTGCGGTAGCGGTCAGACTTCACCTCGAATGAACCTTCAACGAGACTCTCCAACATTTTGCGGATTCGTTTCTCGCCCAACTGACCGTACTTCAGGTCTTTGTCAAAGTTGAATGTGTTGGATTCGATATCCCATTTACTGTTCTTCATTGAGTGTCTCCCATGACGCCTGCGAGAAGCCTCGCACGCGACCATCTGGCTGGATGTACACCCATTGTGGTGCGTCTGGGTCGCAGTTGCAGCCTGCGACGTTTCGTTTGTCGTGCACAACGATTGTTTGGCAGTGGTTGCATCTGATTTTGGTCACGATTTCCTCACGGTCACTTCAACGATTTGGCTGTCATCCTCCCACGCTACACCATTGAGCGCATCAAGAATGGACTTGGCGTAGTTATCTACATCGCCACGCAACTGATGCTTGTAGTTCTTTTTCTTGGTTCCCGTGATGACGATTGTTGAGCCTTCAAGGTTGCACACGACTGAAACTTCAAGCAGATACGACTCATCAAAGAACGGTCCCTTGTACGCTGCAGCGACCTGCTTTTCGTAGTTCGCTGTGCGCTTCGGTGTGTAGACGTGACCGGTACGGGTTGCTCGTGGTCGCTCTTTGGCTAGTGGGCGAACCTTGATGAGTTGTTTCCACTTCATGCGAACACCTTCATGATGATGGATTCCAGATGCATTATCCCGTCCTCTCTGGCGTGGAACTTGCCCCACCGTTTGTCTGCTTCAATCAGCAGGGTGAGTGCTTCTTGGGGCTGTAGCCCATCTTCACGCATCTTGTGCGCTAGGCGCACGAGCGTGGTGGAACGGTCAGAACCTTCGAGCGGTCCGTCGTTGATGATGGTGTAGACGTACGGCGATACGAAGTATTTGAGTTCGCCAAGCGACATCGGTTTGCTGGTGCTGGTCAACACTTTGGGGCGTGGTGGTGGTGTCCACAAGGCGGCCACAGAGGCAATTGCGTCAATCTGGGCGAGGCTGTTGCGTGCAGAAGCAACGAAGTCGTGCAGAGTCATTGGGCGTTCGGCGTTGTCAAGAACGACTCGTTCGGTCGGGATTTTTTCGTAGCCACCGAAGTACGGTAGGCGAACATAGTTGCCGTATCCGCTGACTTCTTCCTGCTTCGGGTTCACTTCCTTGGCTGGATAGTCGCACACTTGATGCACAGCGAGCAGGCATCGGCGCATCAGGTGCGCCTCGCACGGCTGGGCAGCGAACAGCCACAGGTGGTATCCGCGGCGTGAGCGTTCAACCCACGAAGTGATTTTCTTGACCGCCAACGCAGTCTGAAGATTGCGCACACCGTCTAGGTCGGGCACATCAATGTCTGAGCAACCCCATCTCGTCAACCCGTCGCTGACGGGGTAGATGCCGATGCCAATGTCGCCCAACAGGTGCGACATGAACAGGTCTTGGGTGACAGGGTTCTTTACGCAACCGCCTTCCCAAGAGCCGTATGCGTCGGTGCGCCCAGAGAACAGGCTGATGAACTCAGAAAGTGCCATGACGGACCCGCTCTAGGTGCTGGGCTGGAAGTTCCTGCGGTGACAGTTCACGCAGTCTGCCCGTGTGGGTGTCAATCTCGTAGTCAATGTCGTCAACAAGCCGACCGCCGGGTCGCTTGTTTTTCAGAAGCGACAAGGTGAGCGTGTACTCGTGAATCGTCATCAGGTAACGAAGTTCATCCAACCGTTCTTGTGCACGCTCAGAATGTGAGCGGTCAAGTTTCTCCACGATTTCGTTCATCTCGGCGGCAATCTGAAACTTCTTTCGTCGCACACCGATGATGCTCGTCGCCTGCTGTTCACCACCGTAAGCACCAGACGACATCGTAAGTTTGTGTCCATCTGCGCCAGCAGACCGCGAGGTTTGATGCAGAACGAGCAGCGGCACATCGTGTCGTCTGCCAAATGACTTGAGAAACGTCGCCTTATCGGGCACAGTTTCGCCTGCCTGCACAAGTTCCAAGTAGTCCACAACCACAAGTTCGGGGGCTTGACCCCACACGTCACACAACTCGTGGTACGCCCGTTCCATGTCGGAAGCCGACAAGGGTTGGTCGAAAACAGCGAGATGCGGAAACGCTTCTTCTGCGGTTGAACGCATCAGACGGATTGCTTCTTGGTCATCTGAAGCCACACGGGATTCAAGTTCCCTAGCAGGGATACCGTGCTGGATACAGGTGAGTTTGGTGAGCACGAGTTGTCTCGGCTCATCGGGAATGAATAGTGCGATGTGCTTATCGTGGTTGCGAAGCAGCATGTGAAGCAACGCCAGCGTCTTACCGCCGTGCGCAAAACCAATCATCATCGCCATTTCACCCGGTGCGATACCGCGCATCTCTTCGTCAATCAGCGGTACACCAAGGTGTACTCGCTCGTGTGTTGCTTGCGCCCACCGTACGAACGAATCGGCTGCTTCAGCCAACGGTTCGTACATGCGGTATGCGGATTGTTCCACCGCTGGAACAGGAGTGTTGGAGGGTGTCTCCTGTCCAGCGGCTTCCCAACGCGCCGCAAGTTCAGCGGCGCTCAACCTCATGAGCGTGAACGACCCTTCGGCTCCCAGTACGCCTTGTCAACGCCGACAGCCTTGAACCAAGGACGCTTCGGGTTGGCAGACAACTGGTTGCGGTTGTCAAACACGCGGGTAACACCATCACGCTTGCATGCGGCAATCAGCCACGACGGAAGTTCGCCGTGCTGCTCACCCTGAACGCTGACCGTGAACCCCTGAGAATCTGCTACCACCTCGGTTGCGCTCGGAAACGCAGCCTTGACAATGGTCGCCATGTTGCTACCTGTGCGTGACTCGATTGAGTCAAACACCATCTCTTGAACGAGATTGAGCAACACACCGAAACGGTTAGCCGTTTCAGTAGTGTCTTCGGATTTCACCGTCAAGTCTGCGGCAATCTTTGCGCACACCTGCGAGATGATTTGGATTTCTTTGCTATCCATTATTGCTCTCCTAACTGATTGTCCGTGTCCTGAATGAACACTCCCTTGCAGACCGACCACCACGGACACCAGCGGTCGGAGCACAAGAAGTGCTGGTCATTCTTCAACCAAGAACGGTTCCAAGAACCGTCTTGGCTTCGCAACGCAAGCGCAGACCCGACCAAGGTCTT